CAAGTTACAATGGCTATATGCCCATAAACCAACGCAAACAGTTCTTCTTCAATAGAGTGCGACGTGCTGTTGATATGGTCAGTGGTTATCAGCGCAAGAACAGAAAGACCACAGTTGTTGTTCCTGTTGAGAATACCTCACAAGCAGCGGCTGATGACTTTACAAAAGCATTGCTGTGGAATGACGCGCAAGAAGGCGTACTTGAAACAATCTCCGATTGCTTTCAGTCAACACTATGTACTGGTATGAGTTTGATGCGCTGCTGGCTTGATTTTAGAACCGATCCCGTTTCAGGAAACCTTAAAGTAGATAAGTTAAATTATAATGACTTTATCATTGACCCTTATTTTAGAAAACCAGACCTGTCAGATTGTAATGGGATAATATTAAGAACTAATATAACACTACTACAAGCATTAAGTTTGTTTCCTGGACGTGAAGATGAGATCTTAAGCCTTAATCAAGGCGATACTAAAGACGGCAAGTTCATTCTTCAGCCAGAAAACAGATCATACGGTCCAAAAAATTACCTTAATTATGATGAGTTTTATTATAGAGACTTCCGTAAAGCTACCATGCTTATTGATACCCAAACAGGTGAAACGCTTGAATGGAGAGGCAATGATGGGGATGCACTCAAATATTACCTTCAACAATTCCCTCAAATCATTGCTGAAGAATCAGAAATCCCAACCATATCATGCGATATATTCATTCAAGATCGAGTAATGTATCATGGACCACATCCATTAGGCATTGATAGATATGGCATAGTCCCTGTTTTGGGGTACTACCATCCTGAAATATCTGATTTTGTCTGGCGTTGTCAGGGCATGGTACGCGGAATGCGTGATGCACAAGCACTTTACAATAGACGCAAGGTCATAGAACTTGATATTTTAGAGTCACAAATTAACAGTGGATTCAAGTATAAAGAGAATGCATTAGTCAATCCATCTGATGTGTTCTTAAATGGACAAGGCAAAGGCTTGGCTCTTAAGAGCAGCGCGCAAATGACTGATGTTGAGCAAATACTTCCCCCACAAATACCACAATCAATGATAGCACTTTCAGAATCTCTTGCGCGTGAAGTTCAAGAGATATCCGGCGTCAACGAAGAGCTCCTTGGTTCAGCGACTGATGATAAGGTTGGAATATTGGCTCAGCTCAGACAGGGAGCAGGATTAGTATTGCTTCAACGGCTATTTGATCAGCTTGATTATGCACAGAAGCTCTTAGGCAAGATACGGCTTGAAGTAATACAGAACAATTTTACACCGGGCAAGATGGCTAACATTCTTCAGCATGATCCGGCACCAGAGTTCTACAATAAGAACTTTGGCCGGTTTGACTGCGTTATCGAAGAGGGAATGTATACGGGCACCCAAAAGCAAATGCAGTTTGCTCAAATGTTACAACTCAAAGAAGCCGGCGTACCTATATCAGATCAGGACCTGCTTGAAGCGTCTACGTTCCAAAACAAAGATGAAATTATCAAGCGCATGCAGCAGCAACAACAGCAGCAACAACAAATACAAATGCAGCAAGCGCAAGCTGAATTACAACTTTCACAAGCTAATACACGCTTACTTGAAGCTAATGCTAAAGCGGCTGAAGGAATTGGTGCAGAAAAAACCAGTAAGATCCTGTCTAACCTTGCGCAGGTTGAAGAACGGCGCAATGAAAGCTTTAAAGACCTTGAGCAAGCAAATCTTAATAAGATTAAGGCCCTCAAAGAGCTAGAATCGATTGACCTTAATCATTTGAAGCAGTTACTTGAGATGGCAACTATGGTTGACCAAAGCGCGATGAAAGAAAAGAAGGCTGATACGCCTACACCACAATCAATTATGCAAAGCGCACCACCGGAAGCAATGCAGCCACAAGGAGCCATGTGATGAAGAAAAAAGTATCTCCATCAAACCTTGAGTCACTTATGCTCAAGGTTGGCAAAGGCAAGAAATATAGTCTTGCGCAATTTAAGGCCGGCTTTAAAACGGAGCATGAGCATGTCGACGTGACTAAAGGCGATCCTGTTAAGACGGCAAAGATTGTGATCGCGCATTTGAAAGAAGTTCCTGATTATTACACTAAGCTTAGAAAGGTCGAGAAGTGAAGAAGTCACCTATGATGAAATATGACAAAGAAGAAGAACGGCATGAAAAGGCCGAGAAGAAAATCTATAAAAAGATGATCAAGAAAGATGACAAGAAGAAAAAGAAGAAGCCAGCAAAGAAAATGTATTGAGGTGTTATTATGAAAGAGATGAAAGCTAAAAAGATCTCACGGATGGATACGCTTATGGCGATGCCAATCTTTATGAGTCCAGAAGAACGCTTGTTCAATAAATATGCCAATAAAACTAAATGTCCGCCTTCAGAATATGAAGATCGGCAAGGGATTGTTCCCATGAAAGATATGCTTAGATACCAATAAGCACCGCAGCCTCTTCGGATTAGGGGTTTAACCTTGTTCTATGCAAATAGAGCAGTTTTCTGAAAGGAAAAACCATGTCAGCAATGAAAAAAAGATATCACGGCGAATCGCCATTCGGCCCAATGGATGCAACAGGCTTACCAAAAAACACAGGCATGAAGAATCTTGATGTTCCTAAGGGTGGATTTGATTACGAATATAATTCATCAGTTGCTGAAATTGATGCGTATACTCGTGCAGATATCAAGAATCTCAATGTAAAACCACGTAAAGTCTAAGGCTGTATTATGTCTCCGCTTATGGTTCGAACCAAGAAGGCCCAGAAAGTACTTAACAAAGTAAACGGCAAGCCTGATGCTATGAAACGTAAAAAGAAGTCAGAAGCAGATCTTGAGATTGAGCGTCGTGTTAATATGTCAGATTATTATCGTCGCTCTTACGGTAAGTAAGTATTACGGAAAGTAATAATAAGGGGGGTGTAAAAGCCTCCCTTATGTAAGAAAAGAATAATAATGTTATAATTTTGTTGTTCAATGTGTATCTCCAGATTGAACAGGCTAATTGTATGGGGCTGGCAGCGGTTAGCCCCAGTACATCAATAATTTACAAGGAGTTGTTATGGAAATTAATTACGTTGCAGGATATCAATCAGAAGTTCGTGATGCTGAAGGTAAAGTTGTTACCAATGAACAAGGTCAAGCATTTACTGAATTGATGTTTGTATTTTCCCACAAAGATAAAAAGAACTGGTCATTGTTCAAAGTACGCGCTAATGACATTCCTTTCTTAAAAGATGCAGCTCAGCAAGCACAGCAGCCAGCAGCAGAACAACCTTCGATTGAACCCGAAGTTATCGTTCCACCAGTTGCTTAATGATACAAGATTTCATGTATAAAGAGACATTGTTACAAAATGGTGTCTTTGAATACTCCTTGTGAAATGACCCACGATGTCCAAACAATGTTTGAGTCGTGGGTTTTAAGTATGAGGTCATATGAAAACACGAGAAGACCTTAAAAAATGGTTAGATGAACAAGCCGCTGATCCGCATGATCTCAGACCAGACATGATTGAGGTTGGCGATCAAGTTAATGAAGTCAATAAAACTTTCCCTGATCGCTTTATGGAAGAGATAGAAAAGGGCAAAAAGAAATACCCAGGCGACTTCTTTGTTGTGCGCCACCTTTTTAAGCATCAATTAACCAATGAACCAAAAGATTTATTATTTACCAGAGCAACATGTGAAGCTCCAACATGGCGACAAACACAATGGCGTTACATTCGCAAAGCAGATGCTTGGGAGATGCTATGGTTCTTACCCGATCAATCGTCACATCATTACTATAAGCTTAATGCGTTAAGTCTTGCCACCAAAGAAGAACAAGAACTCTTACAAAACATATTAAAGTTTGAAAGTGGTGAGCTGGATGTCTTATGTAATCGTATGAATGTGATCTATAATAGAAAATCAAAACATAAAAAGCAGCCAAAGCCTATAATTTCGGAGGCATAGATGTTAGAAGAACTTAATGAAGTCTTAGCAGAACCCACTCAAGAATCACAACCAGAAGATATTCAACAAGATATAGTAGAAGAAGCACCCGCTCCACCAAAAGAAAGCAGCAAAGAGCAAAATCTTCGCATTTTAAGGGAACGGGCTGAAAAGGCTGAGCGTGAAGCTGATGAAATGCGCCGCTTTGTTGCCCAACAACAAATGCAAGTGCAGCAGCAGATTCAACAGCAGCAAAGACGACAAGAACCACAAGAAGAAGAATTCAATCTTAATCCCAATGATTTGCCTGAATGGGGTCAAGTAACTAAGTACATTGATAAACGCACCAAGCAGCAAGGTGAAGAGTTACGGCAAACCAAACAGCAACTCTATGAAATGACCGTTGAAGCTAAACTTAAACAGCTCTATCCAGACTTTGACGCTGTTGTTAATAGCAATAATATTGAGCTGCTAAAACAAAAATCATCTGCTATTGCTTCTGCTGTTGATAGCGCGCCTGATTTATTTACTAAGGCTTCTGCTGCTTATGATGCTATTAAAAGCCTAGGGATTGCCCAAGAAACGCAGCAAGCAGCACAGCATGATCTTGATAAAGAGCGGGTAGCAAGAAATCTGGCCAAACCTCGGCCTGCCGCTGCTATATCTGCAAAGCCGCTTGATAATGCCGCTTTGTTTGGAGCTGGACCATTAACACCAGAACGTAAAAAAGCTATTTATGCTGAAGTACAAAAGATTAAGATGAGAGCAACTGCTCCACAGGAATAAATTTATCTGCTCTAGCCTTAATACCGTCTCATTATCTTTGAGGCGGTATTTTATTTGTGCTAATCTAATAATGCGTATTGTGATTCGCACTCACACACTTCTCGGCGTATAAGCCCCCGCCAGGTTACAAGACGTAGGCATAAGTTTCGTCTTGGCTTAAAGGAAGTTTCCCCTTAGGAAACCTAAACTTTAAGGAAGCTAAATGGCTTTATCAACGACTACAGTGTTGACGCCAGCGGTGAACTTGTCTTATACAAATATCATGCTGTCGATTCCTTTCCCAACACTGATTCACAACCTTTTTGCTATGAAATTCGTAGCACCTGCGCATTCAGGTCAGATCTTCCGTATGCGTAGACCAAACCGTTTAGGCGTTTCCCCTGTACCACTAGGTAACTCTGGTGTCACAACGCCTAACAAGACTGCTAGTATCGTCAACATAGACAGTAAAATGGACTTTTACGCGTGCTGGTGCTACATAAATGAGCAAACCACGCTGTTTGCACAAGACCCTAGACAAATCAAGGCCTTGGCATGAATCAATTTGCGAATTTAGTTACATTACTTGATGAAAAATATAATAACACGTATACTTCTTCTATGTCAATAGAAGGAAATATGTGGAAAACAAAAACAGAGAACTAACAATGGCTTATATTGCTGGATTATATGATGGAGACGGGAGTTTTAGCTTGTGCAAAATCTCCCCAAAAAGAGAGGGTATTTCTTCTCTTTATTTTTCATTGATCCAGTTTGGAAATGCAAACAAAGAAATATTAGAGTTAATACAGTCAATGTATGGTGGTCATATAAATACTCAAGATGCTCACATAGCAAAAGATGGTCATTTCAGAAATATCACACACGCATTGAAACTTACTCATGCACCAATTTGTAGACCATTTCTAAAAGATATATCGCCTTATTTACATGTTAAAAAAGATCGAGCCATATTCTTAATGGATTATATAAATAACGAAGACTTGAAGCGCAAACATAATAAATTTACATCTGAACAGATCCAACAAAGAGAGAGTGGATATATTAAGATGAAGTTTTATAATGACAATCGCGATATGCCTGGGAAATTTAAAATTAAAACAGCAAGAATAACTTCACGTGATGAATCATTTTGGCAATATGTCGCTGGAATAATAGATACGGATGGATCATTTTCAATAGCAAAATGCAATCAAAAAACATCTAAAAGCATTGTTTATAATCCATTTATTTTATTATCGATGATTGACCCAAGAGCTATTCAATATATATATGATAATTGTGAATATGGAACTTTATTAGTGATAAAATCAAAAGCTGCTAGACAAGGGTTTCTTTATAGATATTCAATACATTCCAAAAAAGGATGCGCTGAATTTATAAATAAAATCGTTGATTATCTTTTTATTAAAAAAGAAGCAGCAAAAATGTTGTTAGAATTCTGTACTAAATCATGTAGTGTAAAACATCGCAGAAGCGGAATACCAGCAGAAGAGTTGGAGTTCCGTGATTCATGTTACCGCCGACTTGTTGAACTAAACAAGAATGGGGTCTCTAAACTTTCCCTGATCGACTTGAAACCCGTAACAGGTGATGCTGATGGCAACAAGGGGCAAGCAGTGAATAACGTGCAGCCTGAGAGCAATAAGCGGGAAAGACTATCTGAAGAGGTAGTATGCGCTATTCCGAACTCCGTACGAAAGACGGAGAGTTAGGCTGAGAAGACCTAGCCGCCTCGCAAGAGGTCAAAAAGTAACAGATTGATTCTTACCATGTATTCCGAATTGCTCGGAATGGATCTTCGTGAAACTGAAGATATGTTGACTCGTGATATGCTTGCAAGTACAGCTTCTTCAATAAACTGTACCCATGGCACAAACGGTAAAATGCTTGCCGTTTTAAAATCTTCTCTGATTGACTTGGAACTCTCCCATGGAGACAACAGGGCCGAAGGCGTAAGCCACGGTGAACGACTAAGTGAGAAGAATCATAGCAATATGATATACGATAGTCTGATCACGCTGGCGACAGCGTGAGGATGATCCGAAGAGGTCGTCCCGCCACACAGGTGGTCATTAAAGTAACAGAATGCAGCTCCCAACAAATATCACGCGCTCAGACATCGATCTGATCTATCGTACTTTGCAAGCTAACAATGCAAAAACGATTGCTCAGATGATCGATGGTGCTGATAAGTTTGGCTCAAGCCCTGTAAGAAACTCTTACTTGGCAATGTGTCACTCTGATTTAACACCAGATTTGCAGAATGTCTACGGTTTTAAGGCCACTGCAGAGTATGCAAACCAGTCTGGTATTGGTCAAAGTGAGTTTGGCAATATCGGCAATACTCGTTTCTTCACATCAAGTGCGGGATCAGTAATGCCTAACGCATCAAACAAGGGACAAAATGTGTATAACATATTTGTAACGGGCGTTGAAGCATACGGTATTGTTGACCAAGAAAACTATCCAGAACAGTTCCGTTATTCGTCAAAGGAATTCAATCCACCTTTGATGCTTAATGCTACAGCTGCTTATGTCACTGCCATGGTACCACGACTATTAAATGATGCGTGGTTGTTAGCTATGCGCGCAACCCTATTAGTAAGTTAAGGAGCGAACATGGAAAACATATTAATTAACCAAGGCTCATTTGTAGTACCTGCTGGCGGTCCAGTTATCACATCAATTCCAGTTCGTTCTGGTTTTGATTGGGTCAAAGTATGGAATTATGATCAATTTGCCGGATCAACAGCCAATGCTGGTTTAGAATTTTACTGGCAACGCGGTATGCCTATGGGTTCGGCACTTGTTAAATATAGTAATGGCGCAAGTGCAGTTATGTCACAGTTGTTTACAACTGGTGGTATTTATTTTGCTGATTCATCAATTACAACGCCAATATTAAGTGTTGCACAAGTCATTACAAATGTTACTAATGCAACACAGCCTATTTTTAGCACGGGTGGTATTCCTGGAAGCACATTGCTATTAAACACGGGTAGCATCGTTCGCGTTGAACGTCTTGTTACAGCGGCACCTGGATCAATTAACCCAACCAATGTTGAATATATTGACTTTGAAGTTGATACGGTTGTAGTTAACACCAGCTTCAGAATGCGTTGGGCTTTAGCTAATGCACCTGGCTTTACTGGTGGCGCAACGGCTGGATTCTATAGAGTGATTCCTTACCCACCTATTTATTATCCACGCAATCGTTTCATTGCCAATATAACGGCACTGGGAACTCAATTTGTCGTAACAACAACCGTTGCTCATGGTTATACCATCAACCAAGTTGTACGCTTTACGATTCCTGCTGCATTTGGCATGACCGATCTTAATGGTCTTACCGGTGTAATCACAGCAGTTAATACCACATTAAATACATTCACAGTAACCTTGCAGCCACCTGCAACAATTACTAATGTATTCAGATGGCCAAACTTCAGTGATGCAACCCAAACACCTCCATTTAATTTTGCTCAAGTTACACCAGTTGGTGACAACTCAGATGCAACAATCTTGGATGGTGCTGGTAATCCTATGTATTCATACTTGGCAAATGATGCAACTCGTAACGAAGCTGCATTATACCTTGTACTTGGAACTGGAGACGGAACAATCACTGGACCTTCTGGTGATACTGCTGGCGACACCATGTACTGGCTTGCCGGTAAAAACTATTTGATCTAATAATAAGATTAAACAGTAATTCAAAGCATTGGGGCGGGGAAACTCGCCCCTTATAAAAACAACCTTCATAAGGAATCTATGGTATTTCAAAAAGGGACAGCGTCCCACAACAAACCCGACCTAACACCATCACCTGAACAGCAAGATATCCCTACTCTTGAAGCAAAATCAGGCTATGTAGCCCCTGAAGGCATCTCAGCTGATCTATCAGTTAATGATCAACTAGAGCAACAAGAAAAAAAACTGCTTGCTTTGCGTGAAGAAATCGCACAGCGGCAAAAGGAATTGCTCGCCATGCAAGATGATGAGCTTAAGAATTTGCGTGCAGCTGAAGCCGAACAAGAGCTTAAAAAGATTGATCCATGGAAGAAGCAACGTGAAGCTGATGAGCGTCCTTGTAGAATTCGCTTTGAGTTTCGGGAACAGCCAGGCGGCAGTTTGGAATTCTGCTATAAAAAATATCCTGGTGAGCCGCTCAAATCTTATACAGGACCCAAAAAGCTACAAGATGGCCATACCTATACGTTGCCTTTGGGTGTTGTTAAGCATTTGATGAGTAGCGGACGTTGTCCAGAATACAAACATGAACGGGTTATGGATGAAGATCCAACTGGCACGTATATTGTTGGTGCATGGCGCACAAGATACACCGCTGTACCCTTGGATTTTATTGCTGACCAAGAGTTACAATCTATACAAGATCCGCAGATCTTAAGCGCACAGTTAAATAGTACTTTGCAACGGTAATTGATCTCGTTACGCTGTAATAAACAGACGCTGTCTGTAATTGAAGATCAACGTGGAGATGGTTATGACGTTTTATGTACTCCCTCAACCTATGTACGTACCGGCAATGAAAGCTATTAGTAACATAACTAATGGATTTCCCGCCGTGGTGACAACAACAACGAATCACAACTACATCAATGGTATCATTGTGCGGATTGTCATGCAGCCAGGTCATGGTATGCAGCAATTGAATATGTTAATGGGCGCAATAACCATTATTGATGCCACAAACTTTAACTTATTTATCGATACAACTACCTTTGATCCTTATGTCACACCGTCAACCACTCCACAAACCTGCCAAGTGATACCAGTTGGGGATAACAGTCCTATTGGTGATGGCTACATATATAACCGCTTACCGTATTAGGATTTAACATGGCATTAGCAACTCTTAATGAAATTCAAGTGCTCGTACGGCAGCTTTGTAATGCAGTATCTCCAGCACAACTTTCAGATACATCAATAAATTTTGCAATAAACACATTCATAGCCTATGATTTTCCGTATCATGTCCATCTTAAAAAATTAAAAACTACTTTAACGTGGTATACACAAGCATTTGTAGAGACTTATTATTGCGATGCTTTATTGCCAACCACAAACCCTTTGTATGACTTTGAGAATAGGTATTCGTTAGTTGAAGAACCGATCTATATCTCTGGGGTTCAATGCTTTTTTACGCAAGACAGAACACAATTCTTTAATAGATTTTCACAAAATGAATATATTGAGAACTTTACGCTTGGTAATGGAGTCACAACGCGATTTACTGGTTTTTTTAATGGTGGTTCAGCATCAAGTCTTTATGCGCCATCAACAAGCAGAGCAACTATAGCTCAAAATAGCGTCATTTTTACCGCTGTAGTTAATTCATCAGTTGATCCATTGAATCCAACCTATGACACTATTACGGCTGTTGATATACCGGTAAGAACTATTGACGCTCCAACTTATTTAGCATCAAATGCAACGTTTGGCACCTTAATCAATCAATCAACAGGCGTTGTTTATGGTACGGTAAATTATCTCACAGGTGCTTATGATATTTTATTCCCATTACCTCCTGTAAATGGAACACAAGTTACACGCCAGTCATATCCGTATGCAGCAGCACAGCCAACAGCAGTTCTTTTTCATGAGCTTTCACGTATTGAGAATGATGTTGTTGTTAACAATAAGGCGTTTACGCTCAGACCAATCCCCGATAAGGCTTATGCCATCAATATGGAAGTCTATAGAAACCCTGTTGAGTTATTAGCAGCTGGCAACAGCCCAGAATTGAATCAATGGTGGCAGTATATAGCCTATGGTGCTGCTAAGAAGATTATGGAACGTCGGTCAGATGCTGATGGCGTCCAACGAATTATGCAAGAGTTTAAAGAACAAGAATTATTAGTATTACGAAGAACAATTATCCAACAAGCAAGCCAACGATCAGATACCATATATGCCCAAGGCAGTGGCTTTGGAGTTGGATGGGGTGGATTTAATTGGCCTACAAATTGGTAATTTAAAGGAGAAATTATGTGTCCAACGTATAATCCAAATATCCCGCAGCCTGCCGATAAAATATCTGTTTCACAAAATGCTTTGTTAGAGAATTTTCAGCAATTAAATACTGCTTTTGGGATTGATCACTTAAATTATAATGACGGCAATCAAGGCAAGCATACTGTAGTAAATCTATCAGTTCAGGCAGGAGATCCTGTTACACCGCTTAATTTTCTAGCATTGTATAGCAAGGGATATAATTTATATACACAATCACCTGGCGGAACTGCTGAAAAGATAAGTGGATGGACTGCAACTGCTGCAAGTCCAGGCAAAATAGTTTTTCCAAACGGAATCACCATCATATGGGGCAGTGGCATGAGCACTGGTGCATTAACTGATAAACCATTTGCTTTGGGGGGATTCCCTAATAATTGCTGGACAATTATTGCAAGCAATACTAACAATCAAGCAGGACTGCTAACAGGAAGCGTTACATTGCATACATTAGTTGTAGATAAAACAAATTATCGAGATGGTTATGTTTATTATGGAGCTGATGTAGGAAATATATTTTATAACTATATTGCCATAGGTAATTAACATGGCATATGACAAGTTTCTTATAGCACCGTTAGATTCCGGGCTTCGGCTCGACCTAAAACCCTGGATGATTTCTAACGATTCGTACGCCCAACTTGATAACGCCTACATGTTTAGAGGCAGAGTTGTGAAAAGATTTGGCAGTTACTTGATGGGATCTGGTGCTCCTGCTGGGAAAGAACAATTGCATTCACGATTACGCATTAATATTGGTGTAATAGGGGCTGGTGGGCAACTTAATACAGTCTTGCCAGGTGCGCTTGGCTATACAAATGGAATGGCTTTCTCGATGGGGTCAACCATGTTCACCGTATTTAATCCATTGCCCGGATTAAATCCAATGCACAGCACTACGCCAACCATTGGAGCAAGTTTTAATAACGCCAACAATCAAGTCGTTATTAATGCTGCTGTTGCTGATGCTGGAACTGATATTTATTTCTATCCATCAGAACCAGTTATGGGATTAACCCAATTTGGGGCAAATTCTGCTGTTAATGATAAGCCGGCCTATGCTTTTGACACACAATTTGCGTATAAATTTGCTGGCGGATTCTGGAATAGAATTGGCACAGCAGTGTGGCATAGCAGCGATACCAATTTCTTCTGGTCATGTAATTGGGAAGGCATTGTCGCACTACCAACAGGCTATCAATACGCATTGTTTACCACCAACTATCAAGCCGAAGTTCCAGTGCCAGTTCCAGCAACTGATGACCCAATACGATATTGGGATGGAACAACATGGAATGATTTTACGCCTTCATTCTTGCCAACAAAGACAACGGATGGACCATTCATTCAGACATGTCGCATTATTGTTTCATTTAAGAACAGATTGTTATTGCTTAACACTATTGAAAATGATAATAAAGCCACACAAAAAACATATAAACACGTTGGACGTGTTCGCTGGTCACACAACGGCAGTCCGTTTACTGATAATGCATTTTATGAGGGCAGCAGTACTGATGGCACACAGACAGGTGATGGTGGCGGATACTTAGACGCTTCAACTGATGAAGCAATCATCAGCGCAGAATTCATAAAAGATCGCTTGATAGTCTTCTTTGAACGAAGCACATGGGAACTTGCCTATACTGACAATGAATTACAGCCATTCTTATGGCAGAAGATCAATACAGAGCTTGGTTGTCAGTCAACCTTTAGCTCTGTTCCATTTGATCAATTTGTGTTGAGTGTAGGGCAAACTGGTGTGCATGGCTGCAGTGGTGCAAACGTTGAACGTATTGACTCAAAGATTCCTGATGAAGTCTTTAAGATTCAGAACCCATCAGGTGGATCAGCGCGAGTTCATGGAGTTCGTGATTATTATACTGAGATGGTCTATTGGTGTTTCCCAAAAAGTGATCAACCAAGCTTACAACCATATCCTCAGCGCGTGTTAGTGTACAACTATCAGAATAAGTCATGGGCATTCAATGATGATTCAATTACCTGTTTTGGGTATTTTGAACAACAAACTGCACCAACATGGGCAAGTATGACTATGCCATGGAACCAAACACATGCGACGTGGGACTCTGGAACACTGCAAGCCAACTTTAGACAAGTAATAGCAGGAAACCAAGAGGGATTTACCTTTATTATTGACTCAGATACCAGCAGGAATGCACCGGTTATGCAGATTACCAATCTAACCTATGCACTTGTTGGTGGCGATACGGTTGTAACGCTGACAGTCATCAATCACAATCTACGATCAACAGTTACCACACTGTCTCAAGGTGATTATGTATTACTTGAGAATATTGTAACGGGTGGCGCTAGCAACATTGCGACCATTCTTAATGGAACAATCCATGAAGTAAGCGCATCAACGGCAGATCCTAATACATTTTCATTTACACTTGAAGATATAACACTTACTGGTGTATATCGTGGTGCTGGTACCGTTGCTCGTGTATCAAACATTAACATCAAGTCACGTGAATGGAATCCATACATCGATAAAGGCAAGAACGTCCTTCTAAGCCGCATAGACTTTGCAGTCGCACGGACCAACAACGGAGAAATAACTGTTGATTATTCACCGTCATCTGCAACAAACATGTCCATGATTAGAGATAGCAACATAACAGGCTGTAATTTAGGTACCAATGTGCTTGAGACACATCCTTATCCTGGTGATGCAATAGAACAGCAATCAAATAGATTGTGGCACTCAGTGTATTTTCAAGGGCAAGGTGAATGTGTTCAGATATTCATGTATATGAGTGATACTCAGATGAGAGATCCATTAATATCGCTTGAAGACTTTGAGATGGAAGGATTAGTTCTTAATACACTGGCAACGAGTGAATTTATACAGTCTGGAGGTATGTAATGAGTAATGCAGTATTTAATACAACTACCCAGACATGGGATGTTAGCGACGTTAACGCTTCTAAGGTTGATCCAGAGGTTAAGAAGCTTTTTGTTGCGTTATATATGGGGCTTAATAGATTCTCAACCTCATTAGGAGCGAGAGAATCAGGACAATATCCATTAGTTGAATCAATGAATGGGCAGAAATGGTTTGCTAATCCTAATCTCAATTCAACAACAGGAACAAATCCAACGCAACGACAAGGTTTTAGAAAGGTTATTATTATAGGATCTTTACCAGATCATGCGTCAACACTTCAAGTTGCTCATGGAATCAATTGCACAATCGCGACACGATTTACTCGTATCTATGGATCTGGGAATGCTATAATTGCCGGAGTATTTTCTCTTGGCATGCCACTTCCCTATGTAAGCGCACGTTTTCCAGCAACAGATATGATTGAATTATGGGTTGATGATACCTATGTCAACATCGCTGTCGTTAAAAATTACGCTTATGTTAACAATGTTGAAGTTGTACTAGAATGGATTCAATCATGATATCAAAGGAGATGGTTATGATAAGCGAAACAGAAAAGAAGATGCACGAGTTCATGCAAATGGGCACCAAGGCCCTTCATCATCTTTATGTTGTAGGAGAAGCCCTTAAAAGGGATACAACATTAGCTGATGTTGATAAAGAAACTGAGCTGTATGAGTGGGAAAAAGATTTAATTAAGTTGTTATTGATGATTAAGCCATTCTTTACCATGATGATCGATTATTTCCCTATGCTAAAGGCACTTATTGATTGGGCATCATCAGCTTATGATATGTTTAGCCAGAATGGGAAAATTATAGGGGGATAATATGAACTTTATGGAAACTGGTTGGATAGCTTTATTAATAACGTTGTTTTTAGTATCGATAAGCGTGATGGCTATCATTGCATCCGTATCGATGGTCCATGCTTTATTAGAAAGTTGAGAATTCAATGGTTTTTATCAATACTGCAGTCTGCGTGACATTATTACTGATAGGGTCTGGATCATACCACATCAATACTACCGAAACAGGCGACACTATTTATGATACAATTTGCCGTGTTGAACGGGTTATGTGTGTTGGTATAGTTGCAGTGCATTATTGCCAAAAGATCGTTGAATTTGAGAATATACCAGAGAATCAATGATACATTCACTGTGTGTTGTTCCCGTTAAACAAATTCTGGTATATAGTCTTTGACAGTACTCTCCTTTTTATCCTACTTTTAGTAGGTTTTACCGTCGGATGCGCTTCATCATCCGGCGGTTTTTTATTACAAATGTTTTCATCGCTTGTTGAGTTGTTTATTCTAGGTATGACATGTCAAAACTTAAAGTGAGGTAACAATGGATCCAGCAACAATGATCGCACTTGGAAGTGCAGCAGCTAGCTTACTTGGCAGCTTATTTGGTGGCAAAAAAGACCAACCAAGCAAAATGGAAACATATCCAACACTTGGACCAAGCCAAATTGGAGCACAAGATCAAGTATTACAACAAGTATTAGCCGGATTAAGCGGCGGACCACAAGGCCCTTATTCATTTGCACCAATACGCCAACAAGCTGAATCACAATTCAACCAAAGAACAATACCATCAATAGCACAACGCTTTTCTGGTGCTGACGCACAAAGAGGTAGCGGATTCCAACAAGCATTAGGCATGGCAGGAGCAGGACTCAGTGAGGGATTAGCCGGGCAAGAAGCACAATATAACCAGCAATATCTTGGCAATCTTATGCAAATGCTTCAACTTGGATTGCAGCCACGCTTTGGAACTACAATGACACCAGGTTCAACAGGTGGAATGAATACTTTTGGCCAATCAATGGGAGCATTAAGCAATCTTGGCGGCCAATTAGCACCAATGTATCAACAACAACAAAATATGAACCAATTGAGCTCATTGTTTGGGCAACAAAACCAACAGAATAGATTCAACAGCAATCAAAATGATATTAATTCTATTATGGACCGCATCAAGGGAATGAATCTCGGACAAACGTTTAACGCCGGATCACCTTATATGAATATGAGGAGTTTCTAATGGCTCTAACAATATTACCTCGCCCAGAACAACAGCCAACAGCTTTAGAAACGTTAAGCGGGAACTTCTCTTCTGGTCTCCAAGCATTACTTAATACTAAAATGCAAGGCATGCAGCAGCAGCAAATGGCTAATGGCCTCCAAGCATTAGGAATTCCAGGTCAATTGGCAATGTTGCCTCCTGAGTTATTGCAGCATATTGTGCCGCAGTATATGAAAGTACAAGCAGATCAACAAAATATGACTGGTTATAACCAGGGCGCTTCAAACTTGGAATCATTGTTTAGTGGTGGGATGCAAGCACCAATAGCGCCAGTATCTTCACAAAGAACACAACCTGTTCAAAATCAATCGCTATCAACACAAGACATTGATGAAGCAATTGCTGATAACAAACTACCAGGACAACAAAAAGAATCGTTACAACCACCAAAACGATTAAATGTTGGCACGTTTAATTCATGGCTAGCACAACAGCGCGCCAATGGTGTAAAAATTAATCCAAAAGACGAAAAGTCATTGCGTTCTCAATATAATGAGCAAAAGAAGCAAGCAGAAGATCAATATAAAACTGATTTGTCTGATTATAGAGAACAAAAAAAGATGCAAGAAACAGAAAGGCATCATATAGTGACTGAAGAAGCTAAAGGCGTTGAACGTGGAGCAAAAACATTTGATGAAATGCTAGCAGAAGCTAAGGTGGAAGACATTAAACACCTTAACTATGAAAGCATGTATTCTCTTGCCAAAAAAGGCAATTTAGCAACAGGGGTTGGCCCTGAAGCATTGAAAAAGCTTGGTTGGGAAGCCTTGCTAAATCCAGATACCCAACAATACAATGCCTTAATGAACAATCTTGTCTTAGAGTTAGCCAAAGATATGAAAGGTAATTTATCTGATAAAGATGTTAAGTTTTTACAAGCTGCTTTACCTAATATCATGATGACGCCACAAGGGATTGCTAAAGGTCTTCGCATATTAATGCTTACCTCTAAATCAAAGCAATTGCCTTATCAATATGCTGATAAAGTAACTAACAGCGGAGAAAGAACCATTAAAAATATTGGTGCTGTTTCTTACAAACAAACAGCTCAAGACAGAAGAGCATATGGACAATTAGCTGTAAAATTAGCCCGCGGCGAAAAGATACCTATGCGTGATCTTCCTGATGGAACCACCGAAATGAAAATGAACAATAAATGGCTTCAACTCTGAGGATTATCATGAATGAATTAGAAAAGAAACCTATTGAATATACTTCAGAAGATCCTTGGTCAATGCCACAAGCATTAACTGGTAGCCAAAAAGCACAACGCATTGGGCTAGCTGCTTTACGTGGAGCATGGGGATTACCAGGGATGGCAGCAGATTTGCCTGTTACATTAGGGAATGCTTTATACGGTGCATTTAATAATCAACCAGGATTAGGACAAGTTCCTAATAACTTTATCTCAGAAAAACTAGGACTGCCAACGCCTCAAAGCGTAGGAGAATTATTTAAACGCATGGGGCAAGTACATGCAACACCAGAAACGCAAGAAGCTTTATTTGGCCAACAACAAGGAACCCAGGGATTTGCTGAAGAAGTAGCTGAGAATGTTCCAGGCATGCTATTAGGGCAAGGATCAAGTCTTGCTAGCAAAGGTATATTTGGCGCAGCTAAACAAATAGCAGCAACTACTGCTAAAACTGCTGCTGGAACCGCTGCATCAAAAGGAATTGGACTGCTTGAGCCGCTATTAGGTAAAGCAACACCGTTAGCACAAAACTTAGGATTTGGGTTAACCGTTGGGATACTAGACTCACGACTAAACCCAAAACATTTAGGCGAACAAGTTGCCCCAGCCTTTAAAGCTTTTTCAGAAGAATCACCAAAGGTAAGGTTAAAACCAGAAATTGCAGAAGCAACGCTTGGAGCAATTGAACAAGATTTGATGCATGAGCCAGGATTTGAAAATGCCCAAGAAGTCCAAAAAGTAATCAATGAGATGCGCGCCGCCTATGCACCGGGTGATATGAGTTACCAAGAAGCCGGAAACTTAGTTCATAATATTGGTGAGACAGGGCACAGATTAGGCGGGAAAGCTCAAGCATATATAGAACGAGCTAAAAAAGCAGTCGTACAAGATATGAAAACAAGCAATCCAGCACTTGGTAAAAAGTTTGTTGACGCACAAGAACTGTTTAAAGCATGGCAACAATATAAAGACGCCACCAATTTCGTACACACGAACGACTCTGTAGGTAAATTAGTCGCAAAATCAGCAGCAGCAGAATTAGCTGGCAAAATGATTCCAGGATTAAAAGGAGCTGCAAGGGTATATACAGGAGCAAGTTGGGCGAATCGTATTCTTACAGAAGTGCCAGCGCTTAAAAACCTGCTAAAAGATAGCAATATCGCAAAGCAATATTATAAAAACATAATAAAGTCTGGAGCAAATCAGAATGCTGTTGGTGTTTATAAAAATATGGTTGGCCTAGGAAATGAAGCTAAAAAACAAAATTATGGCATTGTTAATGGATCTGTGGAAAAGTTACCAAACAAAGATGGCATCATAGAATATACGTCTGAAGACTTTTGATCATTCAAACCATAGCCACATTAAAAAACCAAGGGCACCCCAAAAGAACATAGCAATTATCATCTCATTCATCCTTACATTTCATATTGTATATAAACAACAATAAATGCTTTACTTACGCATGTCAAGTGATTTGTGAATGATGTCAATGGTTATTATTGATTGTCAAATAACATGTTTATAAGTTCTCTTCGCTGATATCATAAAAACAACCGGCGCAGAAACATTAAACTTTTTAGCAATATGAGATTTTGGAATGCCTTGCAACAAAAGATTTCTTATTTCTCGCACATTATCATCAGTTAATTTTGATTTTGTATTATGACACCATCTTTTATTATTAGCTTGTTGCTTCATTGTTGCCCAACGACAATTCCCAGGTTCATAATTGCCATCATTGTTTATACGATCAATTGAATAATCTTTTGATGGCTTTGGCCCCATGTCCTTATAAAAATTATCAAATGATTCAAGCCATCTTTCACAAACTTTTATGCCGCGCTTACCGTACCATTCGTAATCTTCACCTTTGGTTTGCGCGCATCGCGATTTCATTGAAGCCCAAGTACTCCATTCAGAAGTTCCGTGCATCCCGTGCCTGTAGCAAGGATTTAATTTCCCTTTAAAAGATAAACATTTTCGGCAACCACCAGAATTGTTATTTACGACATGATAATAATAAACTTTTTGAATAGACCCACATTCACATCGAGCTTTATAATGCACGCCAAATTCATTAGTTGAATCCCATTTAGAAATAAAAGTCCATTTACCAAACTTTTGACCAGAAAAGTCAGTAACATGCAACATCTTTCTGCAATGCTCACACCTTTTTGATTGCCCATGTATTACAAAATGGAGAATTCTAGTTTCGATATTGCCACAACTGCATTTGCATTTGCATAACTTAGCGTCGTCATTAGAAATAGGCGCATAATCAATAATAGTCCATTGATTATACTGTTTTCCAATATATGGTTTAATTTCTTCTTTATGCTTACAATCGACACATGATTTTAATGCCATTCTTTTTAAAGCATAAACAGGTTGATCTTGTTCTTTCCCACAATCACACCTGCACAAAACTCTTTCTTCGCCTTTTAAACCATTAGGAGCAGTCGAAATAACAGTCCATTTGTGAAATTTCTGTCCAATCATATTAACCTTTATCTATCGTATATTTCAAGAATACCATAGAAGGTTTAATTAGTCATCTTAATTTGAAAGGATTAATACCGGGAATTCCCGAAGTAAACTGTGGTCCATAAACTGAATCCCTGTACCTCTTGTCTAATTGCTCGGGGGTTGAATCATTTGTTTCAATTAAATGAAGAGAAATTGACAAATAGCGTAATGCGTCGATGTGATCTGAAGCCCAATTGTGTAGCGGATCATCCTTAAATCGGCCTTTTTCGTGATCATATTCATATTGATAATAACGCATAGCTTTAATAAGTTTTTCGCAGCGTTGTTCGTCAATAAACATACGGCCACACGTCATTTGCATTTTAGCAATACCATCAGCTCGAGATATCTCAGACTTATCAGGGGCTATAACAAAATCAATTCCCAAAAGACGCGCAATTGCAATGCGTGATACAGCCGTTGCTCCAGAGCTAAAATCTCTGTTGCGAATATCGTGTGGAGCCACATGAACTCCATATCGGTATGGCTTTGATTTAATGACATCAATGTAGTGCTGGAGACCCATATTTGATTTAGCGTAACTATCAATAATATAGATGCCATTGTTAATGACTTGATACCACAAAATTATACTAGGATCTCTGACCCCAATATCCATGCAGGTGTTCACTAAATGCGTCGAGTCCCACATATAAGTACCGATACGATTCTCAAGCTCCATCTTATCAACTTCACGCCCAAGAATTGAACCTCCTTCAGAAAATCTAAAGTCGCAGTAATACTCTTGACTCACAAACACTTCAGTCATACAGGGGTTTGTCTTCATTTCTTCTGCAATCATTTCCTTGGTAACAATCCCGCCCGTGTCCTCAATGGTATACTTGCGAGTAAACCAAGAATCTGGATGCTCAACAGCAACATCCCATTGATCCTTAAAAGTATCGCTTGGTCGTGGTGTTGTAAGAAAAAGAGCAGTTCCATCAAATTGGGTTAACCTAGGACGAACAACAGCATAAGCTCTTGGGTCATGCCAAGCTGCCTCAGAAGCTATGTAATACAATGGTGACAATCCACGGAGAGCATCGAACTGATTACTGCCGGTCACAATAATCTGACTTTTGTTGGTGAGCGTTACAATCATTTCTTGTTCGCTTCTGCGATAGATGAGCTCAGGAGGTATAAAGTCTAGAAATCGTGTACCATCCATCATCATCCCGTTCCAAATAATACGTCGGGCGGATTTGTGTGTTGGAAGGGAATATATGACTATACATGGTTTTCTTATGGCACACCGTACTGCGTATACCCAGCCTAAAACATCTTTCCCACAACCACGATGGCCCAGCATGATAGCTTGGCGGTATCCTTGGTCTTCCAGTGCAAAAAGGAATCTTTCTTGATAGTCACGAAGTTTTGGAGTCTTTAGGCGTATCGGTGCTAATTCCGTCGACATTACGAGCAGCCTCCATTATTACATTAGCTATACCAACAAGGTCAGCGTTTTGTTCTTTTTTGCGTTGATCGTGATATTTATTAATTTCCAGCCAGTCAGCATCAAAGGTATGAATAGTTTCTTTCACAAACCCAACATCATATCGTTTTATGAGTGCCATATACTCGCGTCTATTACCAATCTCAGTTAACATAAAGCTATTAGCTCGCTTAACTTCTTCATTGGTAGCAACAAGATTATCCCATTGATACTTTTCTAACCCTTTAAGGTTAAAGAACTGCTTCATTTTAATAGCTGAAGTACAGAATCTTGCCCAGTTCATACCATCAAGACATAGCTGGGTTACATTAAGCATTCTCTCAGCAAGTGGAAGGCCGTAATGATCAACTGGAGTAGGCGTATTCCATGAGGCTGTTGATTTCTTTGCGCGTTGTTTCTTGATATTGTTATCTTGGGGCATAGTCTAATCCCGCATATCATGAGTTAATTCAGTGAATATGGCTAGTACATATGGTTCATCAAAGGTCCATATTTTTCTAATCCGTCCATCACATAGTATACAGTCATCGCTGAGTATGTGCACCTGCACCGCCACATCTTCCAGAAATTTTTCACAATTACTTTTATCTGGTTTGTAAAAGTGCCAGTACCAGCGTTCAATGCGTGCTTTTTTTATACGTGATGGTGCAACCTGAAAATAGAAATCAGCATCCATACGCACAGGTCCAATAAGGGGTTGATGATCTAACTGCGACTCCAGATATATCCCGTATGCAAGCTTAGAATTGCGCTGTGGATCAAACGTCCTACGCAAGACATAATTTGGATGAGCTCTTTGCCATGGTATTGGCGCTAAAGGTATTTTGTACGTATAAACTGCCATACACTAACTCCCAATTAGATTTACATGATTCTAATTGAGAAACCCCCAAAAGCCAATTGCATTTTATCAGCTTCAAGGGGCTCATTTATTATAGCAGCTTATTGGAAAAACTTATGTGCTCGTTCTTCATAATCAGCAAGATTGATATATTCAATCTCTTTAGCTCCCATAAACTCTAGGAAGTTTTCTAATAATCTGTCGTATTCTTCGCACCAAGCATCCTTGCCTTGCGCTGAATTGCCTTGCATTGCTTCTTGCATCCACTTTTCAATTTCATCGTTCTTGTGTTCGCCTATACAGTAGTTTGATTTATCTGTTGGATCAAATGACATTAGTTTACTCCCACTGAAAAGCGTGATGCCCAGATTTTAATATTAGTAAAAGCTTCTTCAAAAAGTGATGCTGGCAATTGTTCTACACGACAATATTGGGTATACGTTAACCAGAAACAACTAACAACTTTCATCTTAGCTTCTGGGGTTAACTTATTCAGCTCTTTGGTAATTTGTCTGACTTGTGGCTTTGAGAATTTCATCGTTTTCCTTGTGTGATTGTTAATCATGTATATAAATATACATCACGAAACAAACAATGTCAACAATATTAATCATATTAATAAAAATCCCCAAGTTTTTTACGCTCAGGGACCAGATTAACATCCCAAAAAGGATAAGGGATAATTCACTCTATCATGATTTCATTTCAAAGTGGACGGCGTCTTTGAGTGGAAAGAAATAACCGGCTCTATTTTTATAGTGTAAACTCTGCCAAAAAAGAGCATAGGGCTGATATTGCTCTGGGTTAGTTATATAATTACCCTCAGAATCAAACAAATTCAGGTCAATAGCCAATCTTTTACAGTGTTGGCTATCAAGGATACCAAGTCCCTGATTTGCGTAGATCTGGGCTTGATCTGACGTACTAAATATTTCTCCAAGGGTACAGAAGTGATTTGTTTCATAAATGTGGTTGATAAGTTTAGCTACATTGAGAGAGAAGATCTTTTGTGCGTCTAATAACTTCATGGTGGCCTATTTAAATCCCCAAGTTTTTGCTGGCAATAGCTGGCTACTTACTTGGGGACCAGATTAACAATCCCCTAAAAGGAAAAGGGGTACGCTAACACTATCATATTATTTGAGTTGGTGACAAATTGTAACCGGGTTAATAAAAAACCGGGATTTTTACATCCCGGCCCGATTTAACTTCTTCCAATAAAGGAATGAAGCGAATTCATTATAATTTATTTTATACTCTTTTGAACATTTTATTCATAATTTGAGCAAGAGATTTCCATGATTCTTTTTTGCTATTCAAATCCTTTTGTATATCGTCAAAAGATAATTCCATGATGAACGCATCATAAAATAACATGAGAATAGTTGGATGAGACATTATGGAAAAAGCACGATAAGGCATTTCTTTTTCACTTTCCCAATAATTAAACATAAACAAAGGAGCCTCTATGCTTAACCTAGGAACAATAAGCCTCGCTTCACACAAAAAATCAATAGCAACATCAATTTCGTTTTCAGAAATATCCGCCCCCAATAAACTTAACAATGCATTACGGAAATCTCCTAAACCATTATTATAAAAAGGACAAAGATTTGCATTGTGTATATACGTTAAATAAAGACAAGCCATAATATGCTTTATATTTTCACGCTGGCCTACGGTAATAGGCTTTTTAATAATTAAAAGAATATTAGGATCTTCAAACAATATATGACACATTAGCGTCCCATCGTATAATCAGATTTATCATTTTCTTTTATCCATACACGATAATCTTTAATGTCTTGCATTTTATCTTCAACAGCAATCCATTGTTTTGTTGCTGTTGATGGGCAAGGACGCATAATATGCAATTGCCTATAGGCTTCTTGCTGCGCTCTTTCTCGAGCTTCTTCTGGGAAATCATTCCAATGCTCTTGAGCAAATTTAGTTGCTTTTGTAAGTTCTTGAATATTAAAACACTTCAACAAATCTGCTGTGAATGGATTTTCATGAATAAGTCTTTCATATTCTTGCCATGCAGGATCTTCTAGTACACATTTACGAATCATTCCCTCAAAAGTTGCATCAATTTGTCGCGCTTTAAATGGGTTTATTAGATCTTTTTTATAATTAATATTTTCTGAATAACTTTTTTTTGCGCTTTTTTCTTCTTCTTTCAAGAAGGCAATCTGTTCTTTAAGCGTTCTTTTTTGATGTTGATCTCCGCTACCAAAAGAATTAATAGGCATCGAACCCATTTCTAAGGCATTGTTTTCAGCAGATCGTTTATATTCATCAGCTCGTTTTTCAGCAAGTTTATTTTGCATGATATTTTTAAAATAACCAAACCAGTTACTAATATCTTGGTTCTTTGCCTTAGCATGTTCTATCTTTCCTAAAGCATAATCAATCACGTCAAGAGGAAAACTAACAACAACTGCAGCTTCTTTTTCATCAAAGCCTCGATGAAAAATCTTTCTATATCGCTGTTCAAGTTCTAGAAAATAAGGTTTTATATCTTCAGGATTGTGCTTCATGATAAGCCCTTGTTGAAATAAGGTGTTTTGGATAAAAGTTAAATCGTTTTCTTTTCCATAATCAAAATTATCAACTCCCAAATCAGTTGTCAAAGTTGACATCGGACTTGTTAATTGCCTAATTCCCCTCTTAACAATCTCCCCTTGAACTCTCTGGTTCTTCAAGATGTCCAGTAACTTCAGGATTGTAAGAGGATATCTCTGGTTCTTTTGGTTGTCTTTGGTATAAGTGATTGTTTTATTTAATATAACTCCTTTTAATAGTACGACATTTTGTTCTTTTTTCTTCTCTGGAATCTCTGTATAAATAGGCAAATCCAACCATTCATCTTCTGTTAAAAATCTAAAGGCTCTAAATGACTTTGCAAGCAACTTTTGAAATGGCCTTTCTAACAAAATTGAGTTGAAGGTATATATACATGAAGTCATAAGTCGGAAGTCTTTAAATAATACGCCGCATGCAACCAAGTCATCTATTGTTCTTTGAACAGTTTTAACACTGCAAAAGCACCAACGCGCTATAGTTTTTTGCTTTGTATAGATCTCTTGACCAAAGGTTAATAGGCACCAAAAGAGCTTATTGGTAACTCTTTTTTTCTTAACAGTAAGAACAGACAATCCTAATAGAATTTCTTTGTGTTTTTCTATTGGATCCAAGCTAATATGTTGGAGAAGATTTTTTTCTGATTTGCTTGACTTGCTATTTTCTTTGCGGTACATTTTAATCCGTTCGTTAAGTTAATTAATCTCTCGTCGCAAACAAAAGTTAATTAATTTTAAGTTTAAAGTTCTGGGCAGGCTGAAAGGCTTGCCCCTTTAAATTTACTATGAAATTTCAACTGAAGTCATTTTACCCTTACATAAAAATTTATCAACATTATCCTTAAAGATTATTTTTATTATCTTAAGGAGAACTATGTTTAAAACATTCCAACCACTCTATGACAAAGTACTTGTAGCACGCATTGAAGCAGACGAAAAAACAGCAGGGGGTATCATCTTGGCTGAAGCTGCTAAAGAAAAGCCAACAGCGGGCATCGTCATTGCTGTAGGTGAAGGCAGGCTGCTTAATGATGGTGCTATTAAACCATTAAGCGTTAACGTTGATGATAAAGTATACTTTGGTAAGTATGCTGGCGTTGAGATTGAACAAGATTTATTGGTTCTAAGAGAAGATGAGATTCTTGGAGTGCTTAAATAAACACATTGTGTTAAAAATCACGGTGGTGATAAAAAGACCCTGCTGAATTCCGACCAAGGCAAACAGCAGGGCTGAAATTCTGGGAAATATTGCGTAACACATTCAAGGGGACATTGTCCCCAAGGTTACTAATATTTCCTGCTATACCATTGTATAGCGAGTGTAGATTATCTAAATCAAATACTTTTATCAATCCTTGTATAAAAATGTAATTTTAACTGTTGGTTGGCAGCATCCATCAGATTCGTAGACAACTTTGGCTATTGTTTTTGATTGTAATTCATCAAAAATCTCTTGGAACCCGTCGATCTCACGTTCACTATGACACCAAAAAGAGATAGATTTTTGCTTCAGTTTATTTTCTTTAACGCCATACTTTTTGAATAGCTCTATCTTTCTACCTGCTTGCATTTCTATTTGATGAACTCTATCGCGTGAAATACCCCACTGCTTACCCACTTCGCCAAGGGTTCTTTTAAATTCATTGCGCAAAATATAAATAGCTCTTTCACGTTCAGTTAGTACTGATAAATATTCTTTGTTAATCATATCTGTCCTGCTGTATGCGCCACAAGAAGAACAACCAACGTTGCAGCAAGAATGCCAAGAGCGCCACAACAACACCAAACACAGTTAGAACTTCTCGCAGCGGTCATCCTTGGTAGTTGTTCACGTGGTTCTATGACCGGAGCTTCAATGTCTGGCTCTGTATTGGGTTCAATGTGAAGAAACAGCCTTAATGGTGGCATTCTTACCGCTTCCAATTCAATAGTATATCTTTGGGGGTTGCTTGATCCCACAAGGGGAGTACAGAACCCTAAAAGTAGAATGAGCCGTTTCATTGTAAATTCTTTGCCATATTCATATCCATAAACACCAAGGTGATATTAAGCGCATCACATAAACTCATCAGCGTCGTTAACGTCATATTGTTATGCTTATACAAGACCGTCTTCAATCTCGATGCACATGTACCCATCTTTCGTGCAACAGGATCCATACCACCAGCAGCTTCAACTGCTTTCCTTAAGGGAATAACAATCTTCTCTTGATATTCTCTGTGGCGGTCAGCTTCCATGGGGTGCTGTTCCCCTATAAGACAATTTTTCATCTCTCTATCTCCTTGTTTCAACGTCCAACATATTCATCGCCTTTCTTCACAAACAAATCTAATGTTTTAATCTTAATATCACGCTCTTTATTGTTATCTAAAAGCCAATACAATAAACGACAAATTGTTAAATAACGCGTACATCCTTCACCAGAAAACCAACGATAAACTGCTGTTTTGCCTAGATTACATTCACGAATAACATCAATAAGCCGCTTCTTTTTTTGCCACATAGTCTTCGATATAAGCTCACGGATTTCATCTTGGACTTCGCGCATACTCATCAAGTTATAGGGAAGCAGAATTTTCATCTCTCAATCTCCTTCAAAGGCCAAGGATTACTTATAGGCCATTCTTTTTTAAGCCAATCAATTACCTTGCACATGGTCATATAAAGCCCTCTACGGTCAGAATTGAACCATCCCCATAAGGTAATACGGTTAAGCCCCATCTCCCGTGATGCCAATGCAAAACCAATATTGCGGGTTAATAAAACAGTATGGACTGCATCACGCAATACATTCTGAAATTCTTGTGTTTTCAATAGCTTTGAATCATATCTCATTCATTCTCCCTTTGAACTTCGTAGCTTTAGCGAAGTAGTTTTAGGTTACTTATCATATATAATAACGTGTTCAGTTTGTTTTGCAAGAAACATTTGACATTTCTGTTTCATGTGATATATTTGTACCAGATGATAACAAGACCACAAGGATAAAGATGAAACTCACACAACAACAAGAGATGATTTTAGAATTTGCAATCTCAATCAACAATACAAAAAAAGATCCTAAATTGGGATGGCGGGCTTTGGCTGCAACACTATTAAAATATGATGCCAATTCAATTGATGCACTCGATATATCATTTAAAACATTCATTGAAGAAATAAATAGCAATGCTGATACAATACAGGCAGCACAAGGATAAAAGATGGAATTCGTTAATCTACATTTCACCAGCGGGCAAGTTTTAAGCTTGGAACATTTGGATCATGCAGCGATGGATAATCTATTTAGAAATTTTATATATTCAAAATACAAGGATTCAAAACCATTGCATATTCATGAATATATGATTTCATTGGATAAGATAGAATATATAACATTTCCAAAATCATTCGTACCAACAAAGGACTAAGATGAAAAAACTATTGCTAGCATTACTCTTAATAACACCATCAGCATTCAGTGCTGAGTATTGGGAAATGTTTTTAAACAAACCAGTTTCCTGGAATATCTTTCTGAGCAGCTTTAACAATTCAATTCTTACCGTATCAGAAACAACAGCACTTTATGACGCGGTGAGCGATACATACTTAACACCTCAACAGATACAAGACGTTATTGAGTCTGGTAAAGATGTGGTGCTGAGCAACTGTACTAAAGCTGATATGTTAACAGGATCATGTGATGATGTTATCGCTCATGTAATTGATAGCATTAAAGCTGATTGTACAAGTGCTGATACTGATTTGCATGGATACTTGGCTAAGGATAAATAATGTTTTTTACTTCAAGAGATCGCGGACAAATAGCAGCAGCAATCCAAAGAGCAAAAGAAGAATTACAGAGCGAAATGACCTTTGAAATTGATAAGGGCGATATGAAAACAATAGAAAAATTAAATCATCATCATCGATCAGAACAAGCAGTATGGGATTCAATTAGTAAGCGAATTACCAAGCTTGAACATCAATTTGAGATCATAATTAAACTTCTTGAAGTTGATAAATCTAAAGGCAATAAATGAACATGATTCTTCAATCTGACCAACTTGATCAACTCTTCACCGCGCTTGCAAAAGCACAAGGTGAAATGGATGTAGTAGACCGTGGTGTAAACGGACATTTTGGGGCATTTGCAACCATAAACGATATGGCAAAAGCAAGCAGAACAGCATTAACCAAATATGGCCTTTCAGTATCATTTGATCCGTTCGTCGATGAAGGCAAAAAGATGCTTAAAGCAACACTTGGTCATAGCTCGGGACAATGGAAATCTGCAATCATTGAATTAATGCTCGATAAGCCAAACATGCAAGGATATGGCGGCGCAATGAGCTATGCAATAAGATATGCCTATAAATCTGTTGTTGGTCTTATAGTATTAGACAAAGGTGAAGTTGATAGCGAAATTCCTGCGGCACAAGAGCAGCCAAAATCAAGCCCAGTTAAACAGATTAAGGTTGAGCCGACTTACATTCCATCTGAAGTAAAAGCGTTGCCTGTGGTTGATAGTTTTATTGATAGTGAACAACTAACAGCAATAAGGACCGAGCTTGTTGGGTTTAAAGATATTTATGATGTTGTCATTAGTGAGTTTGAGCGGATACAGAGTATACCCAAGAGCAAGTTTAATAACGTGATGAAGTATATTAAGGCTGAAAAGGGTAAGTTGATATGAAAATTAGTGATGGAGCAATACATATCCACGGCAAACAAGGCATAATAACACTTGCAATATCATTCAATTGGCATAGAGCTGAACATGAATGGCCAAAACATGAATCAAAAGTTCTGTGTTCACTTTCAGAAGGTGCATATTGCCCAAAATTTGTCATAGGAATAATAAATAATTGGACTAGCGATATTGGCGAAGAATTTGAACATTTAGATACTGAAAAAATGGCATATGATCGATCAGTTATAAATCATTGGATATTACTTGATGATATACCGTTACCTTAGGATGAATGATGAAAAAGTGCGGCAGACCTAGAAAATATCCAGAATGCAAAAAATTAATTTATCCTACGAATATGGAATTGAAGATTGAAAAAGATGGAACATGGTATATTTTCCCAAGAGATAAACCATCTTTATGGCAACGCATTAAATTGTGGTTTAAAAGATAATTTCATCTTCCCTGTCTAATCAACGGGGATCCTTGTCCTCTAGCTGAAGACAATCACGTAACTTCAGCTAGAGGGATAGTTATACTATTGGAAACAATCACAGGAGAGAGAAATGTTAGCAAAATTCACCGCCCCATCAAAAATAGATATCGCCCCATACAAAACAATATGGCAGTTCATTCATTCAGATAAATCATATGATTATTACATTCAGATGAGCGAGACAGAAACAATGCGCTGGGAACGGCTAGGATCAGTTTTAGAGAGAGCTTTTGAGTATCATATAATAAATGACACAAGCTTTATAGAAGATGCGTTACGGTTGATTGCTGTGCGTGTTATTGAGATCGAGAAACCAGAGGCTTAAGCACTTAACGTGACTTGTTTATAATCACCATCGCATTCATCCCATTCCAATTCTTCATCATCATATTCAATAATTTCTTGAATCTCACAGACAGTCTTATCGCCAGCTTTAGGCAATGAGAAGTCTTCAAGACATTCATCAATGTCATCCCTAAAGATGGGTTTTGTTTTATGCTGACATCCAGGCATCAAAGCAATTGCAAACATCAAGGTTAATAACACTTTACTCTTCTCCATATTTTCCATCCATACCAGTTAAAAACGCGGCAGCGACATTATATCACTACCGCATCCGGTTTGTCTCCAACGAAGGAGCATGAGAATCTAAAATGGTTGTTTTTCAGGGTAGTTTTAACCTGATTTTGTATGTTTTTCACTAAACTGGGGTGAAACGTGCTCCAGTTCAGGCTCAAGTATGGGTTTAACCAACTCTTGTTCTGCTGCTTGCGGTGGCTTCCTAGATGAAGGGAAGGTTGGCAAGCTACATCCTTGCAAGAGGAGGAGTGGGATAAGAGCCATATACTTTTTTAACGGGTTGCTTGTCATTAGGAGTCCCCTTTTTGTTGACGATCAAGTTTTTATCTTGTTCCATTTCTTCAAGTTGAATATGACACTGGTGGTCAGTCGCCACCAGCATGTCATATTCTAATTGTTTAACAGCTTTTTTGGTACAACTACATAAAAGAGGTAACGCTAAAAAGATAATTACATATTTCATGGTTGCCCTCCATTCACTACTCGTCCTTGTTCAATATACTGGTAGCCAGTTTAAACAATCCAAGTAAAGCTATAAATACTCCGCCAATAATAAAATATAAAGACATAGTGCCTCCTTATACAATATAGGTTCCTGAAATGACTAAGTCTGTCGTATCTTCAAATGACGCGTGGGTCACGGGAGATCGTGCTGCACCTGCAACCGGAGCGTACAACGATATCGTTGATCCTGAAAGCGTTGCCGTAAGCTGAATATCTTGAATATTAAGCTCGCAATAATCAACACTTAAAGCAGTTACAGCAGCAGCAGCTACTGGCAGTCCAGTAATTGTGGCATTGCCCGTTGATGAACCAGCCTCAGTTAACACTATATTCATAGTGAATGTTACAACACCACCAGTTCTGCAATAGGTACCTGTTTGCGTTCCATAAGTCATATCAACACTATTGCCACCGAATTTTAGGGTGGGTGTCCATGCAGTTGTTGGAACATAAGGTACCGAACCCATTACATCTGTAGAATCAATTAAAACCATACCAGCAGTTGCGCCAACAGCTTTATTGTAGATACCAGAAATAACAGCTTTATTAAGATTGCCTGCTCCAGTTCCTGTACCAGATCCAACGCGAAGAACATTTGACTCACCATTAGTACCTGCAACATTAGCACCCAAGCAAATATTACTAGATTCACTGCCTCCGTAATTACTACCACTTGAATCGCCTAGACACGTATTGTAACTTCCTCCCACAAGCCCCTGGCCGGCAGCATGCCCTAGATGGCAATTATAGCTTCCTGTCGTTGCATTTAATCCTGCTTGCATTCCGCAAAATGCGTTAAGTTGACCAGAAGTTAAATACTTGCCACTTTGGAACCCAATAGAGACGTTATTTCCATCACCTGTACAGGAAAAATTACCTCCAGATTCACCGCCAACAAAAGTATTTCGTCCGTTACCAGATCCATTAAAAACATGGAGTACAGTAAGTCCCCCAATCTGATATTGTCCTTTTGTTGATGTAGTACTTGGAACAGTAATTAACGTATCGCCATGGACAGTCCCATAAAGATAGGTATCAGTTAGTTGACCTGCTCCAGACCCAGTTGCTGCACCAATTCTGCACTTGTTTGACTCAGCAGCCACACCAGTAACACTAGAGCCAATCAAAATATTGCTTGCCTCTGCACCAACGTATGCACCCCCGCAATTGTATCCAATTAAACAGTTGTTAGAGAATGACCCGTTGACTGAATTAGCGCCTGCATTGTAACCAATAAAGACATTATTAACACCAGCAGCTTGATATCCTGCATAGTAACCAAGCCCGCAGTTGTTTCCTGCTCCACCTGTTCCCTGTAAGCATGAAGCTCCGATACCCGTATTGTTACTTCCTGTTATCCCATATCCAGCAGTATCACCAAGGAATGTATTATTTCCACCTGTTTGTATATTATGTAAACATCGATATCCAATACCAGTGTTATTCCCACCATTTGTTAAACCGCCAAGTGTGGCACCGGCACCAATACCAACAGTTCTAGTAGAAGTTAAAGTGAAGTTACCTGCCCCACCAGCAAAAATATTGGCGGTGCCATACATTTGTAATGCAGGAACAGCATTAATTAATATCTGACCGTTCGCACTTGTCGTTGTTGGCAAACTCAAGAAGTTAAACGACTCCGTCATCGTTGTAGTACCATCGCCCGTGAAAACTGCTCCGCTTGTGCCACCAGTCAATGTTACGGTTGAACCTGTAACAGATGTAGATCCATCTCCATCAATGGTTGTGATGCCTCCGCCACTTGCTGCTTGAAATGATGGATTAGCTCCAGCACCGTTAGAGGTGAGAACCCAGCCAGCAGTACCATTGGTTATTGTGCCAACTTGCCCAGCTGAATC